TGCTATATGCAAAATCTACAGCTGCAAAGACATTCAATCTATTACCTTTGAAAGCCCATCTACCATCTCGTCTCACAAGCCAGGTTGGATCGTAATATTGAAATAAGTTGCGTTTAATAGGAGAAGAATCAACATCACGAGGATCATTATAATATTGAGCCCGAAAATGTATTTTGTTGAGGTATTGGGATTTCTTATCCGCGAGAACCTTGATGTCAAACCCAAACCACTTCCCATCAACACGCTGTTGACGAGGCCATAAGAATTGACCAGTTCCGTCGCCTGCATTTTCAACTGCGCGCTCTTTAACTTCAAAGAGTGGCTGCGTTGAAATAACATTTCCAAACTCATCATGCGTTTCAACTTCCATCTCCAACATTGTCGCATATAAATCTTTGGGATGATATCTTGTACCAACTACCCATTGTTTAGAATTGCCACCCGCGATAGATGAAAGATAACCGTATTGTTCTCTAACCTTTTCTCTTGTGTCTTCTATATATGCATTACCATGAACAACGACATCATCTAGAACCATTATATCACAATGCATACCAACGCGATTACTTGTAAGCCCTGCCGTAAATACTGTTGGATCTCGAATCGCTTCAGCTTTTCTAAGAGGGTGATCTAGACTGATTTCGCTTGATGTCCATTTTTCTCGTTTAGAAACTTCAGCTGCAACATGCTCTGGCCAGTGTCTTCGATAGACATCACTGGTTAAAATATCTTTAAGAAACTTCAATTGCTTATTAGCAAGATTAGAAGAACTCGAAATATACAAAACCCTAAGAGTAGGATCTATAGTAATAGCCTGAGCTACACGATAATCGATCAATGCCGATTTCATGTGATCTCTAGGCAATAGTAATAGTTGATGATTTTTTGCTTTAGAAGATTCCCACCAAGCTATTACTTCTCGATGAATATTTCCCAACACACGGCCGGGATGTACCAATTTAATAAACTCTTCTAGTGAAGATTCAGCCAAGAGACGTCTTTCCTCTAAAGCCAGGTCTGCTCCACCATTAGTTTTCTTTTTCACTTATTGAACCAAACCTTTGCCATGAGCTATTTCATCGACTCGTTTTTCCACCATATTAATCCTTTGGTCTTGGACTGCAATCTGCGTAAGTATTTTCCCTAACTGTGAAAAGGTTTCAGTCAGAGTTTTTAAACTATCTTGAAGATATGAAACATCAATTCTTATTGTAAGGATATCACTTTTCATAGTCCATATGAAAGTCATAACAGAGCCAACAACTGCCATAATTGTTAGAATATTTCCCAATGAAATTGTATATTCTATAGTAGGTAACACTATTTCATTCTTAACATAGTGTTAATTTTAGTATAATTTTGCAAGTTATTAGCATGCTTGCTGGTTTCTTGCTTAGGCCTACCACCTAATTGACCAAGAATTCGAGCATGTTTTCTTATGCTTGCTGGTTTCTTGACCTCAGAATTATTATGCTTGCTGGTTTTCATTTCTTAGGATTCCATCGAGTATTAGCAGCTGTTGAAGCAATATTAGAACGTTGAGTAGGAGTCAATGATTTTGCCCTAGCTTCTCCGCCCATTTTAGATAGTACAGCCGCAGCTTTCCTAACTGCATCCGTATGAATAGTCTGAGGTCGATCATACTTATGGTAACCTCCCATAAACCTGTAACCACCACCACCACCGACGATAACATCAGGAGGAGGGATCTGTACAACAGGTATGATTACATTATCAAAACTCGAGCCTAGGCCTATTAATCCCCTTTGCCTATCTGTAGTATTGGGAAGTAACTCTTGGAAACTCGAGAATCCCGTAAAGAAATACGGAGATATAACCTGTGGCATTGGTAGTACAGTAAACTGTACATACGCGCCATCTTGTTTTTGTTGTGTTCCTAATAATTGTTGGGCCAGTCCAAAATCGTTAAACCCAGTAAAATTAGGAGGAGGGATAACAACAATAGGATAGTAGCTTGTTTGAACATTAGTGTCTGTTTGATATCTTAATGGCCTCGGCTGACTAAAAGTGCTAAAAACATACGCTTGAACTAAAGCTGATTGTGTTGTATTAATAAAACCAGTTTGAGGTCCTCTGGCAAGCTGAGGTTGACTGAATTGTCCGAATACATAAGGCTGAACAACGGCTACAATTTGTTGTTGTAACGTACCAGAAACATCTGGTTGTTGTATTTTCCTTGTTACAGGAATTCCGAAATCAATGAATCCTGTAAAAACTGGAGTCGATATAACCTGAGTAATAGGAAATATCGTAAATTGAACTTCTGGATCTTGTCGTGCCTGTTTAAATCTCGGTTGATCAAACACCGAGAATGCAGGAAAGAAATTATTTGCTACTGCTTCATAGTCATTGAAGGTATTCTCTTGAAAGATCTTAGCAATAGATTTAGGTTGACTAAATTCTGAAAAGAGATAAGGTTGAACAAATACTGCAGAAACTGGAGGTAAGACTTCAAACTTAACCCATTCTTCTTGCTGAGGACGTTTACTTTGAATAAAATCAAAATCAGAGAAGGCAAGTCCAACCGGAGTTTGCGCTGGTCCTAAATCACCTATAAATCCTACTTGAGGAGATTGAGGCTTTAAAGCTTGAGGTTGATTAAACTGCGTAAAAACATAAGGTTGAAAAGTAACCGCAGCAGCAGGTAAATAAACAGTATTAGTAAAGCTACCTAATTGAGTCGGTTTAGACTTTTGTACTAAATTAAACTGGGAAAAATCCCCTCCAGGTACAACTGGATAAGGAGTAGGAATTACTACAAGATTATTAAAAGAACCTAACTGTATTGGTTTAGGTTTTAAGACTAAATCAAACTTAGGAAAGTCACCGCCCGGTACTACTGGATAAGGTACCGGTACATTAATAACTCTTGATACTGAAGGGTATTGTATCCTTTTCCGAGCCATTAATAACTCACTAGCTCAAGGTCATAATATCCATCATGCCAATCAGTAAATGTCGGAGATACAAATGCAACTGTTGAGGCTTTAAATGCTGCAGCAATAATACCACCATCAGCAACATTTGTTCCAGTCGATGCCGCTACCGTCGTATTACCAGACGGAGAACCAGTCGCCCATGCTCCATCAACACCGCCGGAAAAAGTTATCTGACTTAGAAGAGTAAGATTTGACCAAGTATCGATCGTAGCTTCACTTGAAGCCACATTAGTGAATCCAGTCCAAGCAATAATCAAATCGCCACTAGCAGCTGTTATTGTTGCAGTCGTATATGGAAGTCCACTAGCTTGCGTTCCTTGTGAATTGCGAACCGGAGAGGCTGTATCAATACCTTTCCAAAATGTAACTGAACACAACGAATTTCCATCACTAGCTGCAGCTGTTCCAAGCCAATCCCATTTTAAAGTCTTATTCGAACCTGTATCCGGAAGAACAAGATAAAACATCGCTGCCATCCAAGCACCGGTATTCGAATCACCGCCTGAAACATTAGTCATTGCAGTATCAACGCCACCTTTAGTGAACGTCATACCACCGGTACTAAAGAAATTAGCTGTAGTAGAGAACCCAGACCAAGTTGCAACAACAAGCTCAGCATCAGCCGGAACTGTTATTGTAGTTGAAACCGTTCCTGTATTACCCGAACCTAAGGCTGGGAATTGAAGAACACTGCCAGTTTGGACAATTGCCATTTATGGAAGCGATAATGGTTGTCCAGTGGAATCTACGACGTTACCACTATAACTTTGAACATTAGGGGAATCTCCATCCACATATCCAAATTGAAAGGCACCAAAACGGTTGTTAGTAACAGTACAACCTGATGTTGTACCATTGAAATAAACTACATAACTACCACCGTTGAGACGATTATTATCAATAGTAATACTGCCAGCATCCTTCATAGTTATCGAAGCACTAACATAACTTGGTTGCCCAGATGGAGTTAAATCAACATTGTTATGACGCATGATGCAATTACTAATATATGGAGTTGGTGATCCTGTTGGACCGAAAGGAATTTGAAGCCCATCAATATGGGGATCAGTGACTGGATTATACGGAATAAAATCATGAAGATAATTATCTTGTATTAATCCACCATTACCTTCCTGCCACACACCGTGTTCACAGTTAGAAATATTATTTCTAAGAAACTGACAGTCGAATGAACCTGTCGTAATACCTTGATTACCTTTAGCAGCTACCGGAGGACCAATTGTACAATCATAAACAAGCAAACGCGCTGCAAGAGCACGATTATCACCATAAAATGGATTGATATCGATAACACTATAAACTTTACAACGTTTTATTGTTACATCAGCATGTTGAACGAGAATCATTCCCCGCACATCTAAAGCATCGAAAACTTGTCCATTAGATGAAGTAGTAATATCTCCATTCACAACTGTCAAAGATGTTCCTGTAGGAACACCAGTATTAGTCACATTAGGGAAGCCTGATATGGGAGGGGGTGGAATTACAGGTGGTAAAGAACCAAATGACTTATGTGGCACGACGGGCTGTCTTTTCCCAACGCTTAATCTTCTCTTCGAATGGGTCACAAGATTTTCCTACGCAGTTAGAGCAAATAAAAGATGGACGATGTTTATCACCACATAGGTGACAGATACCGCCCATGTCTTCAGCTCGCATCATAGGTTTTACAACTACGACACGGTTACAATGGGCACAGGTGAACGTATCCCGCTCACCCGTTCCCGGGTCAGGTCCAGTGATAATAGTATATCCCTGCGCTTGGCGCATAGGATTTATTCAGCGAAGAATAGTGTTACAACACCAGTACTTGCATACGTGGGTGAATAAGCACGACAACCGATACCTGTGACTGTCGTAGCAGGAACGATCATAGATGATTTCTCATCCCGAGCGATCCAACGTTGAGAGTTCCTTTGGTTAAGTGCAACAGCCATAAGGGAGACACCTAGTGTAGGTTCTGCCGTATGGTTGCCTGTAGCAACTAATCCAGCTGCAGTATCTGCAAGATCCATCGGAGATGGAGTCAGCGCAGTTCCTGTGCCTACCGTAGTGTTCCGCATGAACTCCGAGGTGATGGCAAAATCAGTAGCATTAGGTGCACCGTCAGCACCGACTTCCCACTCATAAATCCAACCGCGTTTTAACG